ATTCTTGGAGTTTTGTTATTTCCCATTTTCGTAAATATTCCCTATAACAATTGTATCTTTTCCAATAGCATCACTTAATGGTAAGGCTTCTCCATCTTCGGGATGTGAATAAACAGAAACGAACATACCATCTTGAAATTCCACAATAGAACTATATCCTGCACATATATAAAGTTGGTCCCCCTCATAAATATCAACACCGTTTTTGTCTTGAAGTCCTGTGAATTGCATTATTTCATATTTGTCAGGAAAATTACTTTCGTGTTCTGCCGGCATTGACAATGTTCTTCTTAAAATATCGCCCCCAAGACCAATACTTAAATCTAGTAAATGTCCTTTAAACGCTTCGTAAATAGGCTTAAAGAATACTTTTTCTTCTTTATCCCAAACCCTAAATTTTATTTCTCTCATAATTTCTAATTTTTTCGTCCGTAGACTGTTTATTTGTTTTTTTTACTTCGTCAATACATTCTTGAAAAAAGTCTATAATTTCGGTTTCGTCCATTCCTAATTCCATTAATTCTTTTACAATCCAATAGATTTTTTCTTTCATAATTTGTTAATTTTTGATTCAATTATTAATTCTGACGCCATTAAAGAAAAATACAAAATACTGTGAATGTAATCTTCTTGATATTCGTCAAAATATCGGTAAAGACCTTTTTTTTTCGCAGGTATTATTCCCTCTTTCTTTACAACTTCTTGCACTTGTTGCCATTTAAGACCGCATTCACTCGCTATTTGTGTTACGGATTTCATAACTGAAAACCTAATCTAATTCCCCATCCTACTTTCGATTTCGTGCCAGCAGGATTAGCAACCCAATCATTGTAAATCCGACCCCCAATAAACAACTGTTCAGTAATTTTTTTATCAACACCATACTCAACTCCAAACACTCCAGCAGGCAATCCGTGCATTTTTCCTAATCGAATTCCAAAATGGTTTACCCATTGATCCTGATAGCTGTCGGAGACATTAATTCCGATACATCCAATAGCTTTATCTAAATTGATTCCAGCACGGATATATAAGTTACGTGATGTTTCAATTTCTACGCCATCATTTCCAATTCCAATGTGAAAAGATTGGTTATCTTTAATGTGTATTTGTCCAAGTGCGCAATACGATGATAAAAACGCAATCCATAATAGGAATGCAAGTGTGAAGTTTTTTAGTGTTTTCATAATTTCTAGTATAAAGGTGGTTGTGGTTTGTCGATTAGTCGCAATTGATAGTGAGTGATTTTACACCATATATTTTTATAATATCTTGCTGGAATTACTCTTTCATTAGAAAAATAAAGTAACTCATAAGTTGACATATCGTATTCTCCAATTTTCGGCAAATCATCTTCGCTTTCAATCTTAATCCAGCCGTTGTTGTTTTCGATTCCTTCAATTTCTTTTATAGCTTTTTCTATCGACTCAATTTCACGCCATAACTCAAGCCCTAAATTAACATCATTTTCGTCTGAATTAATCATTAATTCTTTTCCGTATTTCAAATCACTTTTTAATGTTTTTAATATTCGGTATTTAGTTTCTTTTGTCATAATTTCTCTAATTTGAATTCAATTGATAATTTGTAACCCTCTGCTTTTGCTATTTCATTTAGCGTGTCATTAGAAATGTTCCTTGTTTTTAATAACCATTCACTAATTTGATTTTCTCCTTTGCCGTGTTTTTTAGCAAATTCTTTTTGAGTTTTGCAACCTGATGTATTTATCAATTGTTGCAATGTGTTTTCTTTGGTCATAATGATTGGTTGCTTAATTCAATAAACCATTCTTTGTCTCCGTAATATTCTTTGCTGTAAAAAGTTCCGTTTTTAACTATTCCATCTTTCAATGAATATAGTTTTCCATTTCCACAGCACCAGTATTTATAATCAGGAACATAATTTAAAAACACATCAATTGTGTTCATAACATCTCTTTTTACCCATTCTAAATCATATTCTCTACCTTCATCCCAGCTGTGTTGATAATCACAACCTATTTTAATTACTTTGTTTTCTCTATCAAAACCTCTTTCTTTTGAATACCAAGTGCAACCTCCTGCAAAATCAATGTTCGTGATTATATGGTTTTTGTGGTAGGGATAAAAAACACGTCCTTTTTCATCTGCTTTTGCTTTTAACCAAAAACTATTAGGTTTGTTTTCTTCGGGTATTCTGCTTAAATGCAAAATCAAATAGTAAGTCCAATTGTCTTTTTCGTAATCGTCAAATCTGTTCGGTGGAGTTTTGAAATTATTTATTTCAAATGAAACGCCTCTGTAAGTTCCGTGCCATATTTTAGTTTTTCTTTCTGTAATATTCATAATTATATTGTTTTTTTTATTGGTTATAATTTTTTAAATTAACAATTAATCCCAGTTGATTTCCCATCGAAAATAAAAAAAGAAATTGTGTCGTAAATTTTAGATAGTGTTTTCATAGTATTTTGATTTTTTGTTTAGCTTCATTGCTGGTACAAATATAAGAATAACATTTGGATAAATAATACATTTGGCATTAGTTTATATTTAGTCTAAATAAATAAACCCATCACAAGGACGGGTTTAAATCAAAGGTTTCTACTAAAAGGCGGAATGCTGGGTTGGCTCAGAAAGGTAGGTCGTCTGGTTCTGGAATATCACTACTGTTTTCTGCCAACTGTTCTGGTGCTTTTTGTTCACTAATTTTTAAATTACCACAATATATTTTTTCTTCTTTTGTAGAATCTTTAAAAGTAGTTTGAATGCTGGCATCATTTCCGTAATTGTCTTTTTCGTCATTTATCCAAACATTTAGGTTTAGATAAATTTTACCATTCGCAGCTTTAGAAAAAGCTTTGTTTCCTGCTTTTGCAAGTTCCAATAATTTTGAGAAGTCAACGCTTCCATAAAGTAATTTACTCATATTTAAAATTTAATTTGTGTTAATAATTCTGTTTCAATATACTTTCTACAAGCCAAAACCATTTTTTCAGCTCTGTTAATATAATCTTCATCATATCCAAACTCGAAAGATTTTATGCGTAATTCATCCGACAAATTATCATAGTTTAATTGACTTTCTGCTAAATCCCACTCTTCAATGTCTGGCTCGTCTTTATCTAAATCTTTTGCTATTTGCCAAGATAATTTATCTATTTGTTCTTCGCTACCATTTTCTAAACAATAACAAAGACTGCCTTTTTTAAATCCTGTCAAGTTCATATATCCTTGTAGCTGCCCGTAGTAGTCAGGGTCAATTATTGATACAAAAAAAGGAAAAGTAAAGCAATCAAATGGAACTTTTGCATCAATAACCGTATCGGCATTTTTTGTATCAAACATTCCTGTAAAATACTCATTTTCTAATTGATTTTCATTTTTAACTAATTCACAGCCGTAATGTTTAGATATTCTTTCAATCGCTTTTTCTTCCATTGCTTTTCCACGTGAAAGATATTTTGATCGAATATCTTTTTGTTTTCCTGTGATTTCAGAAATAAGCCACTCTTTGCAGTATGATTTTGCACTTTCGCTTAATATTACTTCATCTATTAATGGTTTTAATCTTTCGATTTCTTTATCCGTTTCTGGCAATTTTTCGTTAACAATTTGCAATGCTGTTTTGCATTCTTTGTTTTTGAATTCAGATAATCTGACATTCAAAGATTCTTTTTTCAACAAGGCATCCTCGTATTGTTCTTTGTACGATTTTCCAGAATGATTAGTCATTAATATACCAATCTTTGACGCTCTACATTTAAACTGTTTCATCTTGGTAGTGTTTGAATTGTTTACAACCCTCTTTAGCTTTATTTACTTTAGGGTCTCTAATACTACATTCCTTTTCTTTGTCGCAATATCCGCAGCCTATTTGCTCGTTTTTATTTTTCATCCTGCAAAGATTTTAATTGTTCGGCTGTCAAATCGTACTGTTTCAATATCGCTTCCAATGTAGTTTTCTTATCCGTAATTGCTTTTTTTGCTCCAGATAAATCTTTCAATTCCACCAACGGCAAAACATCAATTGTTATTGGAACTCGTTTACCTCTTGAAACAGTAACAAGTACTCTAGTGGCTTCTGCAATATGTGAAGCGTGGCTAATTCTAATTCCTCCAGTTTCTACACCCGCCCATTTTACAGTATCCTCACGAAATAAAGTCATTCGTCTACCGATGAATTGCAATCCATCAGCACCCCATAATTGCACCAATACTCTGCGCATCGACTTGCAAGGTTTAAAAGGTTTGTTGTTGTCTCCGTAGAAATAAATACATACAGGTTGCGCATCGTCAGAACCGCCTTTTATATCACGAATTTTAATAGTTTTTGACCCTGATATTAAATCGTCTGCAT